CACTAAACATAGATATTGATTACGAATACGCAGGACATTGGAAACCAAGCGATTCTGAAGCAAGGGCAACTGTAACTCAATACTTGCTAGATAAACAAAAATAAGTGGTGCGCCAATCTTCCCCTACTGGCGCACCACTTAAAAGACAACTTACACATAAGTTATGCCTTATGCAAATAATGAGCCTAACGCATAACGGGTACAATGGTAGAAGTCTTAGGAGTTTATTTTGGCGATATCAAACGGCTACGCAACATTGGTTCAGGTTAAAGCGGCATTACGCATTAGCGACACGGTTGATGACACCTTACTTGAAATGGCAGTTGAGTCTGCTAGTCGCGCTATTGACGGTTATGCAAGTCGGTCATTTTATTCAAGTGGTACTGCAACGCGTTACTATGCGGCGCAAGATTCTTACATCACACAAATTGATGACATTAGTTCGACTGCCCTAACGCTCGCAACTTCATCTGCCGGCAACAATGTATTTGATACAACTTGGGCAGTAACTGACTATCAGTTAGAACCGCTTAACGGCAACGTGGACGGGCTTGCCGTGCCGTACACACGGATACGCGCCGTACAGAATTACTTGTTCCCCGTATTGGCTGAACAATCATTGGTAAAGCTAACCGCCGTATTTGGTTGGTCTGCCGTACCGATTGCGATAACTCAAGCGTGCATCATTCAGTCAAGCCGTTTGTTTAAGCGTTTAGATTCACCGCTAGGCATTGCAGGCTTTGGGGACATGGGCGCAATGAGAGTTAGCCGATACCTTGATCCAGACGTTGAGCAATTGGTATCGCCATATCGCATTGTTAGAAACTTTGTCTAATGGCTTTGATATCTGAACTACGAACTGGGATCAAGAATAATCTAGCTACAATTTCAGGGTTGCGGACATCATCCACAATTCCAGATAACCCAAACCCACCGATTGCGATAATACTTCCGCAAGGCGTGGAGTATGACAATTCATTTGGACGCGGAATGAACACTTACACGTTTGCAGTAACAGTCATTCTTGGTCGCGTTTCAGAACGTACCGCACAGAACTCACTTGATGCTTACGTTTCATCAACAGGAAGTTCTTCAATAAAACTTGCGATAGAATCGGATAAGACACTTGGTGGAAAAGCCTTTGACCTAAGAGTGACTGACAGCCGAAACTATGGAGAGATCTCAATAGGTGAGGTAACATATTTATCAGCAGAGTTTAATATCCTCTGTTACGCAGACTAGGAGCAATAACAGATGGCTAAATTCGCCGCAGTAGATTACAAAATCACGATCAATGGTACTAACTTTTCAACAAACTTAAACAGCGCAGAGCTTTCTTTGGAAGCCGATGACAACGAGACTACTGCCTTTGGTGGAACTTTCCGCGAACGTATCGGTGGGCTAAAGACTGGTTCACTATCGCTACAATTCATGCAAGACTTTGGCGCAGGTTCAGTTGATGCTGTTCTGTTCCCACTGCTTAACACAGTCGCTACCGTTGTTATCGTTCCAACGTCAGCAACTGTATCGGCAACTAATCCTAGTTACACGGCAACTTGCTTAGTCACTAGTTACAGTCCATTCAACTCAAGCGTTGGCGACATTGCTACTCTGTCCGTAACTTGGCCAACAACTGGCACTGTCACACGGGGTACTTCCTAAGCCATGAAGATCAACCTGCGCGTTACTTTTGAAGATAAATCGGTTGAGGAAGTTTCAGCTACGGCACGCGACCTAGTCGCCTTTGAGGAAAAGTTCACAAAGAGCATCGCTGCGCTTGAGTCAGACTTCCGCATTACAGATTTACTTTGGATTGCATGGCATCGACTAAATCGCACTAACGTAACAAAATTAGATTTTGATGACTGGTGCGACACAGTAGATACGATTGAATCAGGTGACGAAAACCCAAAATAATCGGGCTGGGAGATAGTAGCCAGCATTGGTTTATCGCTTACCTTGCAGTTGAAACTGGCATTGCTCCGTCAGTTTTAATGGAAGAAAGCGAGCGGATGTTATTCACGATGGGTATGTACCTGCGGTGGAAAAATAGTCAGGGGATGTAGTGGAAAAAATTAAGGTCTACGGCATACCTGAAGTAATAAGAGAATTACAAATGTTCGATAAGGCTCATGTGCTTGAGATTAGAAAAGGTCTCCGCGTTGCCGTTGAGCCGATGAGATCCACAATCCAATCTTATATTCCAGATTCTCCGCCACTTATGGGGAAGCACTTCACGCGTGGCGGTGGTATGAGCCACACCGGTCGAACTGGATGGAATAAGGCTGGCGTTAAAGTATCCATAAAAACTTCATTTACAAAGCGCGCTCAACGTAATGAGTCCTCGCTAGTTTCAATTGTTGTTGGTGGAAGAAAAGGTCAGCGCGGTGGCGCAGCGTTAGCTATTGCCGATATGGCTGGCAGGCGTGGCAAAGTTAAAACTGGTGGACGCACTAAAGACTATCCGTACAAAGGCGGAACACGTTCTCACGCTATTCGTGGTCAAGGTCGCGGGTTAATTGAAAATCTGCAAGGCACGCCATCGCGTTATGTCTGGCGTGGCGCGATGGTTCATATGATTACGGTTCAAAGATCTGTCATGAATTCTCTTGATAAAATAATGAAAGACGTTAATCAGAATTTGCAGGTGAAAAAGTAATGGCAATCATTGTCCCGATTGTCTCGGCGTGGAATCCTGCCGGACTAAATAAGGCTATCGCTGATATCAAGCGTGCTGAAGGTGGACTAAATAAATTCTCTGCTGGCATGCAGGGCATTGGCAAGCAAATGCAAAACGTTGGCATGTCGTTATCAACAAAAATAACTTTGCCATTAACAATTTTGGGCGCGGTGTCGATTAGAACTGCTGCTGATTTCCAAGTAGCAATGGCGCAAGTAAGCGTCGCCACTGACACACCTGTTGCAGGATTAAAGAACTTGTCAGACCTTGCAAAAAAACTTGGCGCAGACACAATCTTTAGTGCCAATGAAGCCGCACAGGCGATGCTTGAGTTAGCTAAGGCTGGCATCAACCCTGCGGAAATTCAAGCTGGTGCATTGAAGAACACTCTTGATCTCGCAGCCGCGTCTGGCATGGGTCTTGCAGAGTCCGCTATTGTCATGTCTGCCGGCATGAACACATTCAAGGTCGATGCAAAAGATTCAGTCAAGATTGTAGATGCACTTGCTGGTGCTGCCAATGCTTCCGCTGCTGATGTTGTTGATATCGCACAGGCTTTGTCACAAGTTGGACAGCAAGCGGTGGCTTCTGGTTTAAGTATTCAAGAAACTACTGCTGCACTTGCAGCGTTTTCTGATTCAGGTATTCGCGGTTCTGACGCTGGTACTTCATTCAAAACTTTCTTGCAAAGATTAGTTCCAGTAACTGGCAGGGCAGCTAATGAGGTTAAGCGTCTTGGATTAGAATTTTTTGATTCCAACGGCAACATGAAAGACCTTGTAAACATTAGCGGTGAGTTAGAAAAAGCATTTACAGGCATGACTCAAAAACAAAAATTGTCATCCATGCAGATAATATTTGGTTCAGATTCTTTGCGCGCCGCTAACGTTTTGTATACAGAGGGCGCGGCAGGAATCCAAACTTACATGGATGCCACCACGAAGTCAGGTGCAGCCGCAGACATGGCAGCCGCAAGACAAACTGGACTATCGGGAGCAATAGAGCAGATGAAGGGCAGTATAGAAACTGCCGTCCTAACTATCGGTGAAAATCTTGCGCCAACAATTAAAGCGATGGCAGGCAGAATCCAATCTTTGGCAAACTCTTTCACATCATTGTCAGTTTCTACTCAAAGCAACATTGTTAAATTTGGTTTATTTCTTGCAGTGGTTGGCCCGACCGTTTTATTGCTTGGCGCATTCGCGGTAGCGTTAGGAAATATTGCGGTAGCTATGAGACTTGTTGCAGGTTGGACAGCCGCTTTAAGAGTCCAAGCAATGCTAATGGGTACTGCCTACACTCAAGCAGGGATTGCTGGCGTGTTCTCGATGGCAATGATACAAAAGGCAATGATTAGAACGGGCATAGGTGCGCTAATTGTTGGTCTTGGTTTCTTAATTGAGAAACTCATTAGCCTTAAAAAAACGGCAGACTCAACAGCGCAATCCCTTAATGACGTGACTAGGGCTGAGTCGGTGTCAAGCAAATTCGCACCCGGGTGGCGCAAGGATATAAAGGCTGGTCGCGAACTGCAACAACTGTTAGATGATTTAGGACTAGATAAAGATGATAGCGGAGGAACTACCAAAGCTTCTGACGCAACAAGTAAGGCTGCCGCTAAAGCCGCTAAGGCTGGTGCGCTTGTTAAAGCCGCATTGGACAATATGAGTTCAGGATTAAAAAACGCAACTGATAAATTGCAGTCTGCGCGTGACGCGTTTAACGCTTTCAAGTTAGGTGTGTCGCAAGCTATAACGGGCATCATTAATTTCACTCAAGCGGCTACTGCTGAAACTGGCTCGTTTGTAGATAATCTTGTATCCCAAGCCGCTAAGGCTGCCGACTTTGGCACGAAGGTTCAGCAACTTATTAAAATGGGACTTAGCGAATCTGCCCTTGCACAGGTCTTAGCCTCTGGCGCGGACGCTGGAACAAAAATTGCTGACGAGATTATTGCTGGTGGCGCAACTATTGTTGATCAGGTAAACACCTTGATTACCGCAACGGACTCAGTCGCAAAGCAACTTGCCGATGCCATGCCTGCCGAGTTCTTCAAGGCTGGTATTACCGCAGGCGAAGCACTTGTACAGGGCATCAAGGATGCGATAGCCGCTGCTGGCTTTGCTATTAGCGCGGCTGGCGAAGTTGTAAACCAAGCAGGCGTTGCTCAGGTTGCAAAACAATTAGCCAAATACAAAAAGTCTGGTGGCAAACTTACTAAAAAAGAACGTGGCAAGATAAATAACCTTGCAACTT